AATGGAACAGTTCGAGAGAAGATGAAGCAAAAGATGAGATCTATGTGCAATGATATTGTAGAAAATAAATTTGCATTTGATGTCTACTACGCTTCAACTTTAAAGATGGAATTGCGTGATGTTGTGGATGGGAAACCAAAACCACCAAGAGTGTTCCAAGCGGGACCACTCTTATTGACGCTTTTTTATCGTTTATTGTTCGGCTCTTTGATGAGTTACATTTATGAAAATAAATTTACAAACGGAATAATGATCGGAATAAACCCTCTTGGAAAGGATTGGGATGTGTTTGCAAGACGCATCCTGAAACGTTCCGGGAAAAATATCTGTCCTGGTGACTTTAAATGGTGGGATAAGCGCATGCATGCTTCTTTACAACGAGCGTGCAATCGTGTGCTAAAAACCACTGTTGATATTGGATTATTTCGAAATGGACTAAATGACCTTCTAGGTACGCAATATAGCCTAGAGGATGCTAATCACATAGTCGATGAGCTACTGGAGTTGATTGTTTCAACCCCAGTAATACTCCTTGATTTAGTGATTATAACAACACATAACCTACCCTCGGGAATGGGTATAACTGCATTTTATAATTCATTTATTCATAAAATGGTAACACTTTATGTATATGGTATACGCTGTAAGCAATTGCAGCGAAAGCCACGAATTGATGAATTTTTAAATAATGTTGATGATTATGTGTATGGAGACGACAAATTGATGGTAGTGTCTGACGCTTTTAGACCTATCATGGCCCCAGTTGAGTTCGCAGGTATTGTGAGATCTATCGGTTTAGATTTTACTACTGCTGACAAGAAACCATGGGATGAAACAAACAGTTATGTCGCGCTAACTGCTGTATCGTTTCTGAAGAGATCTTTTCTTGTGCATCCAACTTTTGGACGATGGGTGGCTCCTTTAGAGGAGAAATCCATGACTAGCACATTGAATTACATTTCTGACGAATTGCGCGAAGAGGAGTTGTGTGTTGTAAAGATTTTGAATTTTCAACGTGAAGCATTTTTGCATTACGACAAATATTCAAGATATATGGATAGAATCAAGAGTTTC